TCCCGCCCATTGCGGGGTCGAACCCGATTATTGTATACCCCTCAATGTGCGAGGGATGTCCCACGGAACCCGCTTTCAGCGGTCCGCGTTTGCGCTGTCCGTTAATGCAACCTTGGACAAGTACTGGAGGAAATATAGAATCTTCTTGAACATCTTCTTGTTGGTACACCAACGCCCATGTTGAGGGTGTGACTTCACTTCTTCTTTTAAATAATGTTAAGCCGTCCCATTTTTGGAAGAGCCCCTCTTCGTCAGGAACGTCAGAATCCCCATCCCATGGAGCGTCCGACTTAGGCCAAAGTGTTTCCCAGTCTTTCGGCTTTTCCGAATATTCCAAAACAGCAGGCATGCCCATATAAGTAAAAGGGCTTTTACCACCAGACCAGTGCTTGGTCTCGCGGAGTTCTTTATAGAAGTCTTGCGGCGCAATTCGTGTCCCTACGATTAATAACTTACCGTTCTTACCCAGACGGGTAATAACTTCTTTCTGTAACCAGTTGATTTGTTTATCCCACTCATGGGCGTTTGCTGTAGTGATGCAGTCATCAAGAATGATGAGGTCAGCACGTGCTCCATAAATCTGCCCACCCATACCTAGTGCTTGTATGGTTGGGTCCTTCTCTGATGAATTTCGGGCATCGCCCCCAAGATAAACGGTATCAACTCGCCAAGTATCTGAGTCTTCCTTCCAACCACCTTCGGGGCCAAAAGTTGTTTGCAACTTTAACCAGCGTGGATGAGAGAGTCTCTGCTTGATTGCGTACACGAACTCGCGTGCTTTGATTAGCGTTTTAGAAACCACAATGATGCGGATATTTGGATTGAGGGCAATGCGATATGTGGAGTAGTTTACGGTGATGACCGTACTCTTAGCGTGCTCAGGTGGCACATTGATTAAGAGACGTGAGGGGTCGCCAGGTTCATAAACCATACTAGGGTGAAGCCATGACGGCTCCCTATCCTCTAGTAAGTCAATCCAATCCAAGTGGTGAGGAAATACCCTCTGCTGCAAAAAAATTTCAGAGAACCTAGGAAAGTCTATCTCTTCCTTAGGTATACCCAAAGAAGAGAGGGAGGCATCCTTTGCGGTTGCTTTGGCCTCAGTTAGGTCAGCGGCAAACTTCTTATCCCTCAGACACCAGATTCTTACGGTGTCGGGCTTCTTGTTACATAGTTCCATAGCCTTATGGACAGAGTGTCCTTCGGACACCAAGGCTAGAACTTTAGCCTTTGCTGCTGCCATAGCCAGTGTTTTGGGGTTACTACCCCCTTTGTCAAAACTCATAGTCCTGTCCCGTTTTCATTCTGTTACTGATAGTTAGTAACAGGTAGTAGATACAGTCTGTAACGCAAGTTCCTGAAGAACTTGCTACTGTTAAAAATAAAACAGTCTCTATATAGTATAATCCGTTCAAACAGCCAAAACGAACGTTTTTGGCCAAAATATTTTTTTGGCCCTACCTAAAACTATTACAAAATAGGACAAACTGGTACAGTAGCAGGGGATATACTTTGTACGGGAAAATCTTTGTTGTAGATACATATACTACTTCTACTCTACATTAAGCATACTGGGGTCAATACGCGTTGACCCAAGACCGTTACAGCCGTCTATCATACAGTATAGAAGCGTGCTGGACGGAGAACAGTCTTCGGCGCAGTAATCACCTATCTGGCGCCTCAGTTAATGTTTAGTTTTTGTGTCAGCCATTCATTCCTTGTCAAGCGGAAAGGCTGCTTGACAATTCCCTTCTGGCAGATGTGTCTGGTTTTTGTAATTAGGATTTTATCTTAGTTACCGCAAGGGATTTTCCCCTGCGCTGAGTGCTAGGGGAAAAGTCCTCTAGTGAAAAGGAGATAACCATGAATACATTCTCATTCGAGAGTGCTCGTGTCAATAAAGTATGGGATAACAAGAATCGTTTCAATCTTGGTATCCAAGATACAAGAGCAGTTGCTCAACCAGACGGTTCCTTCAAGTCCGTCTTCGTTGCTTCACGCATAGTCACAACCAGTGACCCAGACCACCTAGAGTTCATCCGCAAAAATCTTGTGGACTCAACTGATTGCGTGGTTAACATCCGTGGCTACATGGAAACCAAGGCTGGCAAAAAGGCTGGCACTTGGTATGACAACATGGTAATCACAGAACTCACTCTGGCCTAACAAACCAGCCGATGACATCATTTGCCTTGTCATCTTCTACGCAATCCTTCTCATGCTCTCACGAGAATCCAGCGACCCAGTTGGATACTCGTGAAGAGTATTGCGCAGAATGCACCTTACTTCAAGAAGGTTCTAGTGCGGAACACGCACTAAACTTTCAAGAGATTAATAGGAGTGAGCAGGAGTCAGAACCTGCTCAGTCTTCGGATATACCAGATGAGAAAGGGTTCAACCATCAATGGACTAACCGTGATGGAGAATTCCTAGATGGTGTATACGATATAACCAATCGTCTTCCCAGTTGGTTATACCTAGGCAAACATGTCTTCCCTATGTTCAAGCAAGATGAACTTGATGCTTATCTTGCTTTACCATCATGGGCTACGATTTGTAGCACATGCCATTATCAAATCAATAAATACATGGGTTGCTTAGAACATTAAGCAACAGGCAAGGTGGGGTTGTTGCCTCACCTTGCTACCAAAAATTTTTTTATTTTGCGGGACCGCAAAGTATATTCATTGGAGCACTACGAGTCGAACAGGAGATAGCATGGCAAGCAATGATAGAAAGAACGGCAAGGCTTACAAGAAAAAGCCTAAAGTTCAAAAGAAAACAGGCAAGACCATTGATGGATACAGCCCAGCCAAATTGGCTATTCGTGCACAAAAAAGGAGCAAGTAATGTATCTAGACACAGGAACAATGATAGGTATTATGATAGCCCTTGTTGCTAGCATCTTGACCATTGGATATAGCATCTATATAATCAAGACACAGAACCAAATCATTCAGCGTATGAGCGATGCCACTACAACCAGACGTAAGATGGAAAGGTAGATAACAATGCGTAGCCGAGAAGAACTACTCAAAATTAAAGAAGCCTTCGCATATGCCGTGATGGATATGTTAGATGTATTCGATGAACTCATAGCCACAGGTAGAGTATATGTAGCAGATGAGCCAACTATTAATGACCTCGCCAAAAATCAGGATGAATTCAATGAGTAAAGAATTACAAGATAAATTAGATGAGGCTGCAAAAATTCTAGAACCTATTCTATGGGAACTACTTAATGAAATTGAGGAATCTAATGTCTAATGTAGGACAATGCGAAGCATGTAAAAACAATGCACTATTAATTGACGGTGTAATATGCGAAAGGTGTGATACTAATGCTTGATGAAGATACCCCACAATGGGAGCACACCGTGTGGATTATGGCCAAAGTTAGATGCCGAACTACACACGTGGATGTAGATAGAGCAGGTAACGAGGCTCTTGAAGACCCAAGCGAGTGGCATGTGTTAGAGTTTGATACAGGTATTAAGCATAGCCAAGAGATTGTAAGGGTGAGATGATTGAACAAATCTTTGCAAGTTCATACCTCACAACAACACAATCTTGGACATTCTTATTACTCTTTGGATATATCACATGGAGGTTTATTAGATGAAGAGATTGTTAGCAGGGTATTTAAGTTGGCTACTAGCGTTCTTATCAGCACCATTCTTTCCCAGTCACAGTTACGCAATAGCAGTAGCCATACAGATAGACGACAACTGCAAAGACACCAGCCAATGGACACCACGAGTAGCCAAGGCATACGCCAAAGCATTAATGAAAATAGAATACCCACATTGGAACAGGTCTGAATGGTCAGCACTTGCCAAACTTTGGGGTAAAGAATCTGCTTGGAAACACACAGCAGATAACCCTGAGTCTACTGCATACGGCATAGCACAAGTATTAAACACAGAACCTGGAACGCCAGCCCCGCTTCAGATTGAGCGTGGGCTGGTGTATATCCTGCACCGCTACGAAAAACCATCAATTGCATGGGCACATTGGCGTGCAAATGGATGGTATTAAGTTTCTACGAAAAATGCAGGCCTAGCCAGCGTAATCGTAGAACGCAATAGGTTATTAATCCTTAAGTGATTATCTAGTTAATAATCTTTCTTGAGATGGGTGGTCCCGCCATCTGCGAACACGGGACACTAACCAACAAACAAAGGAGATATATGGCACGAGGAAATGGCAGGACAATCAATGTAAAGATACCTACACAAAAGGTAATCACTGCATTGCAGCAATCACTAGCCAAGTTAGAACTTGACTACACAACACAAGACCAAGCCGAAGCAAAGTATCAAAAGGCTATGGAAAAATGGCGTAAAGAAGTTATCAAATTTGCTATGGATAATATAGCAAAAGCAGAAAACATACGCACTAACTATCGTCAATGGACACACAATCTCAATGTTGATTTTGATTTAACAGTTAAAGAGAATGAGTTTCCTACTGAACCTGAACGTGAATCAGAGGTAATGCATCAGCATGCTTATCGTGAAATGAAAGAAGAGATATCAAATGCTATTCGTATCCTTCAACTTACTGACGAGGAAGTGGTGTCAACATCTACTTACAATTCGATAGCAAAATATCTATAGTAAAACGGGCGTCCGCCAACAGGGGCGAGACGCCCTCAAACAAAGGAGATAAAATGCTAGACAGTAATGTAATAGAATCAATTCGTGAAGAAGTTAAATCCGAGTTGATTAATCAAGCAGGTAAATACAACCCTAATGATAGAGATACAAATGTTCGTATTGTTGAGAACATTCGTATTGCAATTGATGAGTTAGCAGATGGAGT